GAAAGTTCAACTTATCCAACTGGACTTGTAGGAGACCCACAATGATTGAACAAGATCACATGAAACTTTGTAAAGACTGCATATGGTATCGTCGCAATTTGCTGGGACGCCTTATTGCCAATGAGGAACAGAAATGCGTGCGTCCAGGGCTGAGCAAGGATATGGTTACCGGGAAAGTAGGTTACAAACCCTGCTCTCTTGAAAGAGACTACACACCTGCCTATGGCTGTGGCTGGGACGCTCAATATTGGGAGGCAAAATGAAACCGAAGACTAGAGTCATCCAAGCAACAGGAGGCAACTAAAATGATTGAAATTCAAACGAACTACAAACTCACACTCTCAGAAGAGCAACTGCGACAACTCTTCAATCTTTTGGGGCACAATAAAGATTTATTGACTATTAACAGTGGGTACGATGAACTGCGAACAGTTCATAACGAACTCAAGAAAATCTTTGCTAGTGGGGTACGATGAAACCACTCCCTGAAAAAGACCACCTTCGAATCTTCTGGCAAGTGGCGGTAACTTCCGCCATCGAAGGGCAAGGCGAGCCGTACGAGATCTTCGCTCGACAACTTTACCACTACCTTGTGGGAACCTATGATCACCTTGTTATAAGGTGGGGAGACGACGATGAAACCGAAGACTAGAGTCATCCTGGAGATGGCGATTGAACAGGGTGTGAGACGGGGATACGCACGGGCCCACAAACACGTGGAAAACCCGAACGAAGGGTCAATCATAATGAACATCGAAGAGCACGTAATGTCTGCCATTTACGAGTATTTCACGTTTGAAGACGAACAATGAAACCACTCGCAGACACTGCCGCCTATCAGTCCCCTTGGACCGGCATCACTTACGACATTGTCTCTGTGCCGCAATCCCGCGTGGACTACCACGAGTATATGAATCCTGAGACGCGCTACATTCGGGAGTACACCCAATACAACTTTTACCAGGGTGACAAACTCGTCACTTTCACATTTGATCTCGATGCTAGCCACCTGAGTGCCATCTTCGGTGAGATTGAGGGAGTTTACTCCACTGAGGGGATCGGCAGCCGCTTCGACTAGCCTGAAACCGGGTAAGATTGGAAAACGGTTTCAACACCTGGGGAGTTTCGCCATGAAAGATCCAACAAAGTTGCAAGAAAAATTGGTTTCTCTACTCAAGAAATCCAAACTCAAGGTTGGCTTCAGCCTATCTCGACCCCTCAACGACCTGGAATTTCGCGAAATAGCATGGGTGGTGCAGGATTACGTTGCCCGAAACACGGACTCCCACGAATGCGAAATGCTGGCGGACTGGCTCGACTCCTACCAATTTTATGCCAAAGGGTCAAAGGGCGGTTAACCCCCTTTCCAGAACGAGCAGGACGAGCTAGACTAAACTCGTACACAAAGGGCGCTACCTGAATGACTAACCAACATCCCATCACCTTACCGCCAGCAATTCTGCAAAAATTACGCAGCACAGCTCCAACTTCAGGTTGGCATCGTGATGCCTGGATTGCTGAGCAAGCCGCCCAATGGGGAGCCGATCAGGAGCTGGAGGCGTGCTGTGAATTATTAAGACAATTCGGTTTTAATGAAACATTGCCAAGACTTCAACGTATTCGTCGACCCAAGCCACCGAGCTTGAAGGAGCAGGCGCAACGCATCTTGGTTGAAAATGGCGTCAACCTTGATGGTCGTATGGAGCTTGACTCTGATGACATTGATACAATTGCCCGTGCACTGGAGTCGATCAATGACTGACGCCATCGATTCACTGACATCCGACCTGAAAGAGTTCTACGCAAAAGCGTACGAAGCCGGGGCGAGAGACTTTGAAGGGTTAGTTCACCACAACGCGACTTACTTGGCAACCTCTCTTCGCAGTAAAACTCAGAAAGAAGCCATCCTCGCTTTTCGCGACGCGATGAGAGAGATTTTTGAGAGCCGCTGGATCGAGGCTCAAAAACAAGCCTTGACGCGTGAGGGCGGTTAACCCTACCTTTCCCCTCAGCTTTATTGCCCAAGAAAACGCTATACTGTATTCAGTCGCTGCTTCAACCATGCAGGCAAACACCATCGAGTCCATTCTGAAAGTCATTGAGCAGGCTGAGAATGCCAGGCGGATGGCGCTCTCCGAGGAGAATATGAAGGAATTTGGCTATGCCTTCACTGCCGGGTATATGACTGCGGCGATTTCTGAGATTAAGGACATTGTGAAGGAGGCCCAGCGATGAGGGCCTGGGTCCTGGCGGGTGCCCCTGGTTCGGGTAAATCTACTCAGGCTCAAAAGATTGCCGACATTGAAAATGCTTCTGTTGTCTCCGGTGACCGTATCCGTTATGAACTGTACGGTGATGAGTGCATTCAAGGGAACTGGGCGGAGATTCATGACGAGATTGAAGCGCAAGTGGCGGACGCTGCAGCGCTCGGTCGCCCGGTGATTTTAGACGGTACGCACTACCGAGCAACTTACCGCGAGGAAGCCGTGGCTATGCTACGTTCGTACGGTTACGACAACATCGAAGTGGTTGTATGCAATCCTTCGCTGGCAACGTGCATGGCGAGGAACTGGTCTCGCGAGAGAAACGTTCCGGATTACATCATCAAAGAGATGCACAGCAAGTTGCAGTCTTCGCTAAAGAACATATACGACGAACCTTTCGACCGTTTTAACTTTGTGCTATGAGTTCCCCTATTAAACCTGGTGATGTCATCGCGGTTGGTGACCTGCACGCTCGTTACGATCTCCTCGAGAAGTTTATCGATCGTATCCGGGGCACTTTAGCTATCGTCGTCTTTCTTGGCGACATTATTGACCGTGGTGGTGAAGATTTGGCGGTTGTTAACAAGATCCGTCACATGACTGAGAGCCCTGACGATTACGGTCTCTCCAACGTCTTCTGTCTCATGGGCAATCACGAGGCCATGTTTGTTGATGCGGTTCAAGGTTCCGGAGCAGACTTTGTTCTGTGGCTCCAGAATGGGGGGAACTTCGAGCAATATGATGAAATGAGCGAGCATCTTGAGTGGCTCGGTGAGTTGCCAGTTTATATAACGATTGGGGAAACGCTATTCGTACACGCTGGAATATATCCGGGCAAAGACCCCCTAGAAACCATCAATGCGGGCAAGACTGATAATCTCCTCTGGATGAGGGAACCGTTTCTTTCTATGGGGCCGAAGTTCGAGGACTGGAACCCTGAACTCAAGCAAGTTGTATTCGGTCACACACCGAAATTCGGCGCCGGCGAAGGAAAACCTTACACCATCCCGCAAGGTATTTGCATTGATACTGGCGCTTTCTTTACCGGTGTGCTGACCGCCTATAATGTCACGCAAGAAACCTTCACCCAATTCTCAATCGAATGAAAGACTTGCTTTTAATCGACGTAAACGCGATTTTTTGCCGTTCGCGCTCTGCTCTAACTCGGGCAATGGGCGAGATGGTTACCTCTGCAGGAATCCCTGTGACGGGCACTTACGGTACCATCAACACAATCCTCTCAGTAATTGAGAAGGGTGATTACGATTCGGTTATCCCTTGCTATGACGCTGGAGGTAACTTCCGCAAGAAACTTGACGAATCCTACAAAGGCACTCGCGAGAAGTCCAGCATTGAGCATTATGCGGATATGAGTCTTTTGGTGGAAGATGTTTTGCCGACCTTGGGATTCTCGCCGGTTGGTGTCAAAGGGTATGAAGCGGACGACATTCTGGCAACAATCTCCCGCAACTCGCCTGCCTATCGCGAGGTTCATATTCTGACTGTAGATGCCGATTTGCTCCAACTTGCTGGCAATCGAGTCAAGATCATTCTCTTTAACAGTGTGAAGAAGACCAAGGTTTACGGAATAGACGAAGTCCTCGAGAAGTACGGAGTTTACCCTGCAGAAGTTAAATATTGGAAAGCTTTAGCGGGAGATTCTTCGGATAATGTTGCGGGGATTAAAGGAATTGGACCGAAAACAGCTACGAAAATCATAGAAGAGTGTCGCCCGAACGAAATCAATCCCGAGTTTTCGGGAGCCGATCGTATTTGCCTGCACCCTAAGGTTGCCCCGCATGCCGGAACTTTCTTGGCGAATTTACGGCTGACTACGCTTGAAAATGATGTCCCGAATCTTCAGTGGTTTGCAAGCAGCCCGCCCATTCCTCTCCATGTCGAAGCCCTTTTCCAAGGGTTAGAATTCCGCAGCCTACTCAAGCGTAAGGTAAAAATCTTGGAGACCCTAGGTTGCAAATGAGGTACATCTGGATTCAGTTACTACTACCGGGAGGTAAAATTGAATGGCGCGCAATCCCCTGGGGAAAACGTCACTTAGACGAAGTTCGCAAGGAAGGCGTAATTATAGGCTACAGCGAGTGAGAACAACGCTACGAATTCTATCCAACATAGGGCTTATCCTGGGTCAGTGCTTGTTGTTGTTTGTCTCTCGAGAAGTTGGTCTCTTCGTTATTATTTGCAGCAGTTTGCTCTCCGTTCCGTTCTTTCTGAAAGAGAAAATGTGGGACGTTCTGCTGCTAATTGCATTCATGCAGGTGATTAACATTGTAGGTTTATTCTTTCGGTAAATGGGACAACTAGGTAAAAAACGAGGAAGCTATTTCAGTAGAGGAGAGCTGCCAAAGACCTCATTCCGGTTGGTTACGGAAACATACTGGTTCTTGCTTGAGCGATTCCCTGAGGAGATCTGGGAAGACCTTTCGTATCGAAAGCAAGTTTGTCTCTCTTACCTCCGATGGCTGGTTCATCCGGAGAATAAAGAGTATAAGGACACACTCATAAAGAAAGTGAAAGAGTGGAGAAAGAAAGAGCCGAATCGTTTCGGAAGTAAGCGAAGCCGATTGGAAACGATTTGCCGTAAGCTGTTTCGGAAGCACGCCAAAGACAAAACGCAAGAAAAGTGTAAAGAGGCCAAAAGCATGGGACCCCGAAAGCAAATTGAGAGCGGAACCGGAGGCCACAGCCCCGAACTCGTGAAGAAACGCAGCACCTCTGAGTGGGGAAAGCACATGAGGAGTCTTGTTAAGCACCACTCCTCGACGTGCCACTGGGTCGTTTATTCCCCAACCGAAGAAGTGTTTGAGGTGTTCGGGCTCTCAGAGTTTTGTAAAGAGAGGGGTTTGAACTTGGCTCATTTGTCGCAAACTGCCAAGGTTCCGGGAAAGCTGCATAAAGGGTGGCGAGCGAGAAAGAGAAACATTGAGATTGAGGGGTTTACTCCGGGATTTGAGCCCCATACTAAGGGCGGGTAGAACCAACTTCATCTACACCACATAGGAACAATGGTACGAGAAATTCACCTTAAAGAACTTTACGACTTCAATAGCAAAGCCAACCACGGGAAGTTTCCGACGGAGGCGGACTATGACGAAGTGATTGATGAGGATTGTGATGTTTACTTGCCGGACGGCTCACTGGCGGTGGTATTCCGCAAGGGTGCCATCAAGACTCTGGCATCGCTCACGCCGAAGTCTGAAGATTTCAAATACTGGAAATGGGCGAGTCGCGCTCTCCTGAGTGACCAGCGAGGGGCAGCGGCCGGAAAAGAATTGCACACGAATGTGGAGATTCGGGTAACCGAGGGTCAGAAAGCGTTCTTTAATGCGGCAACCAAGAGGGAGATTACTCTGGAGGAAGCCTTGGCTCTCTCGTTAAACGACACTCCAACTACCACTACGTATTTTGTGGGCAAGACTGAAGCCGACGGGTTGGTGAATCTTGAAGAGATTGAGCGTTGGGATTCTCTCGTACGCAAAAAGAGCACCCCTCCGAAAGAACGCACTGAAGCAATTGCCAAACGGGATGCTGCAAAGCTGGCGTGGTTTGATTGCTGGTTGCGAACGGTGTGGGCTGAGTCGGATGACAAAGTGGCTGCGGCGAAAGCCGCGAAGAAGCGATATGTTACCGCTCAGCCACGTGGCAACAAGGCGTACTCGGCTGTGTTTGGCACCATTACTCGCTCTGGCCGCACCCCCTTCGGCAGGTTGACTGCGCCGACTCTGGCGAAATGGGATGAGTTTCAGAACCAGAAGAAAGTGTTTCACGAAGTGAATGAATTGCTCAAGCAGTATATGCCGGACCGGTGGAAACTGCTGAATGACCGGTTTAGCCAGGTTGCGGACGAGCGTTACAACCTGTTTGGTACGGTATTTACCAGCTTCACTATAAACTATAACTTTCAAGTTGCGAGACATATTGACGGAGCAAACTCGGATAAAGGTATGGCGGTGCTGTCTGCACTCGACAATGGCACTTTCGAAGGCTTCGAGTTTGTCATGCACCCTCTTCGCCTCGCCTTCAATCTGCGCCACGGGGATCTCTTTATTGGCGACAATAATGAGGTTGAGCACTCAATTACCAAGATGCGAAATGCGTCTGCCGACGCTGAGTCGATTACGTACGTATTTTACAGTAAGGACGCTGTGCTGACGCTGGATTCTCTTGAATGCGAGACTTGTCGCAGAGAGTTTATGGAGTCTCTGGCAGAGAATCACCCTGAGCTGGGCACCGGTGAGGCCAAATGGAATGGCAGCGCTCCAGGAATGTGGGGCAGTTCTCTTTGGGAGGATTATAAGGTTAGCCGGTCAGCTGACGGTAAATACGATTACACTCAGTGCTCAAACACGAACATCGCGGGGAAACCGGATGAAGCGGAACTGGTTGTGAGGCAGCCACAACTGAAGAAAAACTAAACGTCCGAGGAGAGAATGCGCAGCATTCTCGACAAGTTTGCGAAGCAAACTCCTTTACACCTAAGAGCCAATGTTATATTCAGTTTAGTTCTGAGTATAGCATGGCTCTCGCTTTATTGCAGCGTCCAGAGGTCGCTTCCCCTTACACCGACTGGCGATTGCCAGAGAATCGTATCGAGGCTTTCTCTCGGGTTACTCACGTTCGTATGGTGGAAGGTGACTGTGACCACCACCATGTTGCCAGGGTCATCTGTGACTTGATGGATTTGACTGACGAAGAAAAGGCACTTTATTGCGTGTTGTTCGGTCAAAGTTATCGCAACCACTGGGCCATGATTTCGTTGCAACTTGGGCTGTACGAGATGAGTTACGAGCAGTTGCAGAAGTGGACTGACGAGAACTGGATGCGCTTTAAGTTTGGGAATGATACGAAATATGGCGTTCGCAGGTTTCCGCATTTCGTTAAATCAATGAAAGAAATTGTTGGTAATAACAGCATTTACCAGCATTTCTATGATGCCGCTCACGTTGGGAACACCAAAGAGAATTACTACTCTCTGAATAAAGCTCTTCGTGAGATTTGGGGATTGGGGAGAATGACCGCTTGGCTAGCTCAACAAACTTTCTATGAGCTGTTCGGCTGGAATGTGGACTATTGGGATCAACAACTTTATGATGAGGGAACTTGGAGCCAATATGATTCTATCTGCTATCTCTTCGACCGTCTCGACATTGCTCGCAAGCAGAAGTTGCCAGATGGCAAGGTTCTAAAGTATAATCCCACAAAGGCGAATATTGGGGAAATGCAGGAGAAGACGTTTGTCCTTATGTCCGAAGTTAACAAACGAGTGCCTTTTCACGTTGATATTTACAATGTGGAGTCCATTGAGTGTGAGTATCGCAAAACAGCCTACGGTCCGAAAATCAAAGAATTCACTTTCTGGACTGCCAATGAGCTGGTGGGGCAATTCTCAGGGTTGAAGGCCGCATGGGAAGATTATAAGGGTCCTGGCAAGGTAGATTGGGCGCCCTACGTTGCGGGCTTTATGACGAAAGGTGTCAACGTAAGGGACTATGGCTACGATCCTTCTTATTTCCGGGTAATGGTGGATTACGGTTTGAACCTAAACACCCACTACATCCATAAGGATGAGCCTGATGCGCATGCTTTGCTTAGTTTGCCAAAGCGAGCACCAGAGGGTCTGGGCGAAATGGAGACAATCTGGAAGAATGCCTTTAGCAAGAAAGAACAAGCTGCGTTGAGGGAGAAGCATAATCCAGTACGCTACCTGAAGTTTAAGGATAGCAACCATCCAGCATGGTCTCAAGAGAACGTGGATTATTCCTACGCGGAAGGGTTCGTTTAGATCGTTTACGAGCTTGCCCGCAAGCTATAGTGAATCACGGTCCTACGACCCTCAATCAACGACCGTGTTCACTAAACTGAAATACTGAGGATTACATGTCCAAGAAGATTAGGATTGCTATCGCCGGCACCGGAAATTGTTGCTCGGCTCTTTATCAAGGTCTGGAGTTTTACAAAGACCACGAAGAAGATAACATTCCTGGTGTAATGTTTGCTCGAATCGGTGGTTACCATCCGGCAGATATCCAGGTGGTGGCTGCTTTCGACGTTGACCGTCGCAAGGTTGGTCGCCCACTTGGCGAGGCTATTTTCGCTGCGCCAAACTGTGCCAGAGTTTTCTGTCCCGAAGTGCCGGACGGTCCCATCGTCATGATGGGGCAAGTCAAGGATGGAGTTTCTGAGCATATGCTTGAGCAGCCTGAGAAATACGGTTACAGGATCTCTAACGCAGAGCCTGTGGATGTTGCTCAGGTATTGCGGGACACCAAAACAGATATCCTCCTGAATTATTGCCCTGTTGGCAGCCAAGAAGCCACAGAGTATTATGCTCAGTCTTGTTTGGATGCTGGTGTTGCTTTTCTGAACTGCATCCCCGTGTTCATTGCTTCCGATCCTGTTTGGGAGCAGAAGTTTATTGATGCCGGTTTGCCGCTAATTGGCGACGATATTAGGAGTCAAATTGGTGCATCAGTTGTTTCACAAGTCTTGCAAGAACTTGCTTTCGACCGTGGGGCCGTTGTTAAATTTCACCAGCAACTTAACGTAGGGGGCGGGGCAGATTTTAACACAATGATGAATCAATCTCGTTTGGCGTCGAAGAAAACTTCGAAAGAAAACGTGATTCGTGCCCAGAATGATATTCGTGGCATCCCCGTGGATGACGAAGCTCTGTTCGCTGGCCCTAGCACTTGGCTTCCTTACCTTAAGGATAACAAGGTTGCATACTTCCGTCTGGAACTGGAAGGTTTCGGGGGCGCTCCCATTGAGTTTGACGCGAAACTTTCTGTTCAAGACTCGGAAAATAGCGCAGGTGTGGTTGTGGATGCAATTCGTTATCTGGCTGTCGCGAAAGAAGAGGGAATTGTCGGAGCTCTTCGTGGCCCTTCTGCATGGACTAAGAAAACTCCTCCGCAGCAGATGATGTATGCCGATGCCAAAGCAGAGTGTGAGGCGTTTGCTACTCGGGACCTGGAAGCTCTGAAAGCACTGAATACTTTCAAGTAACCTTGGACAGGGGGGCCTCATGGGCCCTCGACCGTAATTTATGGAACCACGTATTTACACTTACAAGATAACTTTCGAAGGCACCCCGTATTGGTACTGGGGTGTCCACAAAGAGAAAAGATTCGCAGAGTTCTATATGGGCTCTCCCATTGTTAATCGCTGGGTGTGGGATTTCTATGAGCCGTCTATTCAAATCTTGGAGCTTTTCCCTTTCACGGAAAGTGGCTGGAAACAAGCTCTTTTAGTTGAGCAAAGGTTGATCCTTCCTGACCTGAACAGTCCGTTCTGCCTCAATGAACGCTGTGGCCCAAAAAACTCCCTCAAACAATGCAGCAAGGCAGGCAAGCTGGGGGGATCTTCCTCGGGGAAGAAAGTGGGTGAGGGTAATGTAGAATTAGGTAGAGGGTGGATGAACCCGGATTATGTTAATTCTCAGAAATACCTTGAAGATCGAAGCGAAGGCGGTAAAATAGCCCTTAAAGCTGGGAAAGGAATATTTGACCCAGACTATGTGGGCTCTGAGAAGTATTATGCAGATCGCAGAAAAGGTATGGAAAACCAGAAACGATTAAAAATAGGTATATTCCACCCTGACTATAAACACCCTGGATTGTCCGAAGAGCACCTGGAAAAACTTAAAGCCAGGGGCAGAGAAGTCTGGGAGTCCACCGTAGATGGATTCCGTAGCAACGCTGGCAATGTGGCCAAACATAACAAACAAAACGGATGGGACCCTGACGCTCGCATTCGCATTTCTGAATAATGTACTTTCCCCCATGGGCTTTTAACGTGGAAACAATTTGCTGCACAGATTTTGATGGCTGCGTATACTTCTCGAAAGACTCGATTGGTTTACGTCCAGGCCCCAACGACATTATTGTAACAGGGCGTTCCTTTGAGGAGAGGGAGAAAACCGAGGCCTGGTGCAAGAAGTTCGGAATTACCAATCGCATCATCTACAGTCAAGTCCCCGAGCACTTGAAAACCCGTCAGATCTCAGGTTACCATAAGGCAATCACTTTACGTGAGCTTTCCAAGACCTATAAAATTGAACGGTTCTACGAGGATGACCCTATTCAGTTGGAGATTCTAGAAGCCTTAGTGCCAGAAATTCCTATTGTCCATCTCGTTCACAATCTCACGCGCAAATGAAAATCATTGGTCTCTGCGGCGAGCCCGCATCTGGGAAAAGCACCATCATGCGTGCTTTCATTTCTAATCTTAAGGGCACAGGCACGGTCAAGAAAGAAGGGCTGGTGGTCTACACCGAGTACCCTGAAGACAAAGTCATTGTGGCTGGCATCTACGACGACGCAGTGTTTTCGGGAACTGACCGCACTGCGAAATCCTGTGGCCCCAAGTATCGGGAGTGGCTTGACGCCAAGAATGCCGATCCGGTGTATACCTCCTGGACGTTCTATTGGGAGGGCGAACGGTTCTCCAACAGCAAATTCTTCGACTTTTTCTACGAGGGCTGCCCGGACGTAACCATCTACTTTCTGGAGGCTGATCCTCAACTGTTGGATGAGCGCAATGCGAGTCGAAGCAACCAGAATCCCTCGTGGCGTAAGGGGATGGCCACGCGCATGCGCAACCTTCGACACGGCTACCCAGTTAAAGTAGTGCAGCAGGGTTTCACCCTGTGAGAGCGGTGGGACGGTTAACCCTACCTCCCCCCTCCTTTCACTCCGCCTCTCGGTACGCTATAGTAAGTTCACGGGGCGGTTACCTCAACCACCCTTCACCCAAATCTAACTGTCGAAACCACCATGACAATCCCGTCCGCCAGCATTCAGAGCCAGGCTGCAAAGCTGTCTGCCAAGAAAACCAAAGCTTGCCGCCTCTTCAACGAGTGCCGCCAGTATAGCCTCACCCTGCCTCAACGCGTGACCATTCACACAAATGGTAACCCGAATGCCCCTCTGCGCAAGCCCGAGGAAGTTTGGGCTCATAACACCGCAGAGGAAATGAGGGATTTTGGTCGTCTCTCTGAGACTGCCATTTTGCTGGAAGAGCTGGATGGTCGCCCTCGTGAAGTGTGTCACCTGCACTCTCTTGCTCGTGCCGCTTCGTATAAAGGCGGAAAAATCAACAACGTGAATAATCTGGCTGTACTCCTCCGTGAGACCAACCAGATGATTAACAAGCGTTGCATCTCTCGAGCCAATGCCGAGGTGCTGGATCGCATGATTCTCGCAGGCAACTATCTCGCTGCTCGTGTTTTTGCGAGTGCAGTTTGCTTCTGAGTTGACTGCGGTGGTATGGGGGGCTTCGGCCCCCCTTTCTTTCTTTCTTCGAGGTACGGTTAGCCGTCCTTTCGCCTGCGGCGAAGCCGCGCTATAGTGATTACAGTCTAATCTATCGTCCACTGGAGGCTTTGCCCAATGACCAATCAGCACCCGATTACCCCACCGCAGGAGCTGGTGACGAATTGGATTCTTGAGAGCGACATTCCGGGTGAGGATATGTGCGATGGGATCGCCACCCGCGCCGCCCAATGGGGTGCTGACCAGGAGCTAGTAGCCTGTGGAAATTATCTCAAGCAGTGCGCTGCGTGGGAGGAAGAAGATGTGATTGAGTTCTATAACTACCGCCGCCCCAAGCCGCCGAGCTTGAAAGAGCAGGCGCTGGAACTAGCAAGGCCAGCAGGAACAGAAGGTGCTCATGTCACGTTTGGTCCTGAAGAGCTTGAACTCATCCGCCGCGCCCTGGAGGCACTCGATGACTGACTACCGCGCACTGTGCGCCCGCATGGCTGATGAGTTGGATCATTACCGACAGCTCTTGATGGATGATCGCCGCGCAACTCATGCGTTGGCGACCGAAGCCCGCGCTGCCTTGGCCCAGCCCGATCCGGAGGGGCCGACGGATGAGGAGATTGAAGAATGGGCGGACGCTGCTACGGAAGTGCCCTTGGAGGAGATGGACCCTGATATTCACGGCTGGCAACGCTGCTTTACGGCCAAAGAGTTCAGCGAAACAATCCGTGCAGCCCTCGCCCGCTGGGGGACACCCGCCAACACTATTAACCAGGAGGACTAATCACCATGAAAAGCCTTGATGACTACACAGCACTTGGAGCCATTGTCCTAGTGCTTTTACTGGTGACTGCAACAGCCTGGTGGTGGTTCCCCCAAAAGTGGCAGGCATGTGAACGGCTTTATGACAACAAGCCAGCGCAGGTCTTCTGCCTGCTGGCATCGAAGTGAAGGAGACTAATGAACTGGCTGCCCATCACCACCGCACCTCAATCACGCAAACCATTTGAGATGTTTGTCGTGATTGCTATCAGATCCATACCTCAGCCCTCTTCTGCTCCCTACACATCTGATCCATATTGCGTTTGGCGAGAAGCCGACGGATCTTTTGCTCGCTGGCCGCATCGGTTTGCGCCTACTCATTGGTGCCCACTGCCTCGCTACTACCCCACAAGTGAAGGAGACTAATGGCAAACACAGTCGACAACCCTTGGCACGCCGTCTTAGATGATGCGCTCGTCTGCAGATTCCTTCTAAATGAGAAAAATGAGAATGATCCAAAGCAAGCTCTTAACGACATCATTAACTGGGAAATCATGGTTAGCCAAGATTCAGCCGTAAATGGTGCGGATTATGCCCGTGGTCTTATCCAGCAGCTAGCTGATGCCATCGACTCTGGTATTCCATTGGTGCGCCTAAAGCAGTCACCGTTGATGGTGGAAGTCGACGCCTACCTGGCCCAGCACACAAGTGAGGAGAACTAATGACAACACCTAACCCCATCACCCCACCGCTGGAGCTGGTGCAGCAGTGGGGGCACGACGCCAACCTTTCAGGCGTGCCACACAACGATGAGCACTGGGCATACGAACAACACATCGCCACCCGCGCTGCCCAATGGGGCGCCGACCAGGAGCTGGAGGCGTGCCTAAGGCTGGTTGAAATTGACGGTGGTGAAGATGCTTATGACTTTGCTCGCTACATCCG